TCCATTTTATAGTATTTTATTTACTGCCTCAAAGATACTGTATTTTGGAATAAATCCCAACTTTTTTATTTTTTTATATCTAAAATCATAGAAGAAACCTGTACTGTACTGTGAAACTCTGTTGGACTCTTGTATTTATTAATCGAACAGATCGTCCTCAGTTATAGATTTTGATTTCTTATTGTAGGCATTACTTGTCTTATAAAAGAAGTCGTCCTCCTTCACAGAGAGTAACTGCACCTCAAACCAGTCAGTTGACTCCAATAGTTTTGAGTCAACATCAAAGACGGGATCAAAGTTTCCGTTTTTGAGTACTATGTTAAATCTATTCTTTATAAACTCCTTAACAGTTTCTTTTGGTAAAAAGTCTAAGTCACCCTCTTCATACATCCAATCAACTATTTCGCACTCTGCCTTGTATGCTTTCATACACGCACTGTGAATCATATCAATCATATCCTGGTCAAACCACTCAGGATGCTCTCTCCTGATTATACTGATGATTTCTGCACCAAATAGACCGTGGACCTGTTCTTCGAGAGAAGTTGCCTCTACGACGTTAGAAATGCCTTTTAAGAGGTTTTTCTCTTTATTAAAGGCCATTATAATCAAAAACTGTGAGAATAACGACACGTGTTCAATAAACATAGAGAACAGAAGTATAGTCTTTGTGTATACTCTATCGTCTTTACTCCTTGTTCCGTCTAAATACTTTGTAAGATAGGCTACTCTACCTTTAATCGCGGGGACTTCAAGAATCTCCTCAAACTTATCGTTAAGACCAAGTACTTCTAAAAGCTGAGCGTAGGCCCGCTCGTGGCGAACCTCCGACTCAGCAAACGTCATACCTACTACTGCTACTTCAGGTTTTGGGAGCCTCTTATACAGGTCAGCCCAGTATGTCTTTACATTCGTCTCTATTTGAGATATAGCAAGCATAGCCCTCTCAATTACAGACCTTTCAGCTTTACTTAGTTTTACTTTAAAGTCTTGAATATCTTCTGTGAAGTTGAACTCGCTTACCAACCAGTAAGACTTGTTTATTGAATCCGCAAAGGGTATTAACTGCGGGTACTCAAAAGGTTTAAAATTAACTCGTTTTTCAAAGATGTTTGGCATATTTAATTGTTTATAAGTTTATTTTGTACCGCATAAGTTAAAGCAACTGCAAGGGCACTGAATGCGTGTGAAGAAACACCAAAAAGCGGCCCTGGTTTAGATTTTGTACCTTTTTGTGGTACAGATCCTCCGCCTGTAGCGGGAAATAAGTCAAGGATGGCTTGTCTAATGTTTGCGTCTTTGGCCTTATTACTGTGGCAAAGTGTTGGATTTATATCCTTCTTTTTATAAAGAAGTTCAAATTTTTTATGCTTATAAATACAGGTCTGTATAAAACGTCCGATCCACAAGGTGGTTTCAAACGTCGTCTGACCTACTGGCATTCCGTACGAAGCTATCATTTCTATACAGACAATATTAGCATTGTCCCAGACACTCAAATGTAAAAACTCTTCGTTATTAATTACACCTGACTCTAAAACTACCATCCCATCAGAGTTAAATACAACATATCCGCTCTGCACTGTGCCTGGGTCAACGCCTAATATTATCATACTATTTTTTTTGATATAAATTTTTCCTGCGGCGAATGTTTTGACTTAGGAGAATATTTTTTCTTTTTATAGGAAGATTTTGTTTTTCTTTTTGTATTGAAATCAGATAACGCTTTTGTCATCTCAGCGTTTCGGTAATCCCTAAGTTTTTTGTATATTCTGTCAAAGTGATACGCAGGATTTAACAAGTCGCTGTGTAGGACTTTTGCTACTTTTTTTATCCTAATTCTTGTTTCATTAACCTCAATAAGTCCAGCGTACTCTGGTATATCTTTCACATCAACAAGATCAAACGGCGTAACATAGTAAAATCTATTTGCACACTCAATTCCCTTTTTTAAGTTCTCGTGTTTTTTCGTCTTATCAAAGTCATTAAAAAAATCAAACTTCTTAATTTTTATTTCAAACTCCCAGCAGTGGCCATTCTCTAAAAAATGAATAGCATCTGCCTCATACTCATCTGAAAAAAAATACATATTATGAAATATGTACTGGTGAGTCTGGTAGTAGTGGTCCCACAGGCGAGCCTGTATAAATTTTTCACTGTAATCCTTTAGAGCCATTCTTGTACAACCTTTTACTATTTACAAAAATCTCTATGCCAGATGTAACCTCTAGTTTGAATTTAACAAAGCCGCCATACCTCTTTGAGGTAAAGCCTTTGTTGTTAGTTTCTACAGACTTTCTAACTTTAACTTCATTAAGCAAAGAGGCATATCCTACTAATTTAGGCACAGCTGTAATAGTCGCCCCCGTAGATGGTATATTACACCTGCCGGATACATCTGCAAAAAGAACATAGCTGTTGTAGTTTAAGGTATTTGACAGGCGTCTCCATCTTGTTACAGATGATACAGAAATACCCATTAACCTTGAAATGTTAGAATTAATAACTTCCCCCAATTTTTTGTTTTCATTTTTTTTAGAAAGGACCGAGTCCTTCCCTCCCTTTTTTTTATACCCAACCAAATTAGAGGAATTTGTTTTATCTTCTTTTTTACATTTCGTACCTATAACGTAAGCCTCGCAACTTGCAATTAAAAATCCTTTAAAATTTTCAATAGAACTTAGCTCGTACTCAGTTATCCTAGCAGAGTAATTGCTGCAGTTATTCTTAGACAAGACGGTCCTGTGCTTAATAATTTTATCTTTTGTAACCCAACCCCTTTTTATTAACTTAGGCATTAAGTCGTACGTCTCAGTTTTTGAGAAATTAAATCCGTAAATATAACCGCCATTATTTTTAGCGTGCCATCTCAACCTGTGATACAGGTATAACTCAGCCGTATTAGGTGCGTATAAGTTATTGAAATGTATATTTACAAGCATAAGCTTTATATAATTGAGACACAAAGATATAACAATTTGATATAAAAAGCAATAAACGAAAAAATTTTTTTAAAAATTTTGCCGTTTTGTAATGTATTGATTATTAGTTGTTTCTATTTTTGACTAGTATTAAGTTTAAAAAGGGACGGTATACGTTAGTATAAACGTAAAGGTTATGTACCAGTAAGTATATTATGCAGCTATTAAAGTATTAAATATACTAATATTATAAAATGGGCGAATTTTCAATTAAATTAATTTGACATTTTAATCCATTCCTCCTGAAGTCTGTCCATAACATCTTTATCGTACTTGGCCGGGAAGATATAAGCAGAACTTTCATCATATCCTGTGTAGTGAGTAAAAGCCACATACCTTGGAGTAAACCCAAATGTAGACAACAACTTGGCCCCAAACATAACCTGTAACTTGTACTTGTTAATCGTGTCGTCGTAGTATTCCTGCAGAGGTGCCGACATACGGTTTTTGTTGTACGGTGTCGGCCTCTTGCTGTTTGTCTTAATATCATTAACATCAACATACCTGGTACCATCCTCGTCTGTCTCTATAAAACAGCAGTCAATCTGTGTAACAGGGCTCTTTTCCTGTCCGATAGAATTATCCCACACAAGAAGTTCTGGGTAGTAACCATCCTCAAGATCAAAAAGATTTTCACAGATAGACTGGTTGCTGTGCTGTTTTTCGACGTAAATAGTTTTATATTTATTTTCTGTAAAAGGCGAAATTTCGTAACCACGCTCGTAGGCCAAGTCTTCAAGTTTTTTATGGAAGTTTGACCCAAGTATCCTGCTGTAGTCCCACTCATACTTTATCTCATCAATAGTTGCTGATATATCCATATCAACTTTCGACTTAAGGAAATCGGCTACCTCTTCAGTATTTAGGTCAAAGAGTCTTCCAAACCCAGACTTAACAACTTTATTGTACTCGTCCTGACCTATAAGAAGTTTGTATGCAGAACATACCAACTGACTCTTCTCATCAAATGGTTTTGTAAATTTTTTTATTAGTGACGTCCATCCGTGCAGCTTATTACCTGTCTCAACGTGTATGTACGAGTGATCACTTTCGTTAAATATTATCATACTTTTAATATTATTTTGTCACAAAATACAAAATTTCAGGCCATCTACAAAAAAATTTTTGCAAAAAGTGAAAAATTTTTGTTAAAAATAAGCTAAAATTGAAAATTATGTGTTATATTTGCATAATTATTTGTATGGATGGAATTAAATAAGAAGGTTTCAATTAGCGGAAGTGACGACACGATAGTGTTTTCATTCAATGAAACAGTTGATAACGACTACGACTATTTTAAAAAAATAGTAGGAATATTCTCAGCTGCTTTCATAGACCCTCTGTTTCACCTTACCAGTAGGGAGTCGGAGTTACTGTACTGTGCTTATACTTGTATAAGTTCTGGAGACAGGGATATACTTAGTAATGTTAATATAAGAAAGTACTTTAAACCATTTAAAAATAAAAAAACTGTTCAGGTATGGATACCTAAACTTGTTGAAAAAGGATGGTTGTACTCAAGTGATCGGCTATATTATATAAATGGAAACTTTGAGAAGTTTAAAAAGATAAAAAAAATAAATTTTAATATTACATTGGAGAATGCGGCTGGTTGATGAGATAGTGAATAATAGTGCATACCTTGATTTTGGTATGGATCAGATAGAATATGTAGCTCTTAGTTATGAATCCTTGGAAGTTATAAAAAAAGAAGTTTTTGAGGAACTGCAAAAAGAATATTTGTCTGCAGAAGATATAGACGACGCTTTAGCGATGAAGCACCTAGTTATGCCTTCTATGAAAGGGATTGATTACAGGTTCTTAAAAGAGATAAAGTTTGAGTAATGAATGTAAGAAAAAACTCTAACTATCAGCAGCAGACAATTGATCAGATAAGAGAAGCCTCTATTTTGGCCGGACTTTCTGAAGACCAAGGTATTGAACTTATAGACAACTATTTTCACATAGTCAGGACGTTTTTAAACGACGAGAGAATGCCGTCTTTTATGCTTCCTTATATGGGTAAAATAACTCCTACACTAGGCTCTATACGAAGGTCTGTCGGTTTAACTCTTAAGTTGTATAAGACAGACAAAATAACAAAAGATATAGCCTTATATAGGATTAAAAAATTTTGGCCAATTAGAAGAAGGCTTTTAAAAGAAGCAGAGAATAAAGAAACTTTCAAGTACTGGATTGATATACCATCAGCTTGGCAGAAAGAAGGAATAAAGGAGCTTTATGAAAAAGCTTATGCCTGGTATTCTTTAGGGGGTAAGACTGAGTTTGATATAAGTAGGGGAATATATAAAGGAAGGACAAGGGGTAGTAAAATAGATTTAATTTTTTAAAAATCAAATATGGAGTACGTAAATAGGGGTAGTGATATGTTTAGGGGAAGAACTTGGGAGTATGTCCCAAGATCTAGGTTCGCAGGAACAGAAGTTACTTGGAAAAACAAAAGAGATCTTATTAAAGAAAAGGCCCGTGAGTATAAAGAGAAAAATCCAGAGGCCTCAACAGAAGAGTGTATAGAGTGGGGTAAAAGATTTGTAAGAAGAGAGCAGAAACATTTTAAGGCTTTCTTAAAGGGTAAGAACTCATACTCATATCAGGGAGGAAGGTTCTTAGTTGAAGACCAGACAAGACTTGAGCAGTTTGTAAAATTTGCAAGAGAGTTAGACGAAAAGTGGTCAAACAAAGAAGAAGTTTTAGAGCCTGAGAGTGTAGAGATTATAGAAAATTAAATTTATAAAAATGGGTACGGTAAAGTTAACAAAAGATTTTATGACAGAAAAAGAGATCAGTAATATTATCTCAAACTCTATAGAAACAGTAAGTGAAGACAAAACAAGAGAGTTCTACTCTCAGTTAAATGAGTTCTATAATGACAAGTCATATGTAGACAGATTTTCAAAGTGTCGTCTTACAAACAGAATTGGAATAGAAATTTTTAAATTTCAGCCTAATAAAAAACTTAAATCAAAATTATTAACTGTAGACCTAACAGGTTCTTTGTTATCGATTGATGAGGTTTCTGAGTCTACTCACATTGCTAAAGTAATTAAGTTGCCCTCAAATTATGAGGGCCCTTATGTAGAGGGGGAGTTGATAATGTTGAGTATTGACGATACAGTTGGTGAGTCTATAAATCCAGACTATGCATTTTTAATGCAATTTGCTCAGAGTAATCTTGAGCCGAAGATGGATAAGCCAATTCAAAAGACGGCTCCTAAGTTTGTAGCACAACTTTACAACTCAGCGTTTTTACCCCCACACGAGTACTGTATAAAAGCTGAAGACATTTCCACATTTGCTATTGAACCTTTTAAAATTATCGGTAAGTATGAAATATAAATTTAAGGATATTATAAATCCAGTTAAGTGGTGGGCCTACGTTAAGTATCTGTTTTACAACGCTATTGGAGAAAGGATAACCCCTGAAGACAAGCAGTGGCAGTCAGAAGTTATAGTATTTAGAGGTATTATGTGCCCAGAGTGTAAAGCAGCTGGGGCCTGCGTTGACTGCGGGTGCAATTGGGCCGGTAAGACAGCTGATATGAGTATGTCCTGCAGTAAAGGAAACTGGAATCCAGTTAAAGATGAAAAAGATTGGGAAGACCAAAAAGATAAATTTTTAAGAGGCTACACATTTGGACTTGTAAGAAAATAAAAATTTTAAATAATAAAAAAATGGATGCGGTAAAATTTGAATTTGAAAGTATTGACCTTGGTAGGGTTAAGTTTGACACAGAACACACTGTTGATATTAAGTGTCTGAGTGGTTGCGATAGAGTTCATTATATCGACAGCAGTTGTTACTGTACAAATGCTAAGTATGATAATGGAGTTCTTAAAGTTACATTAGATGTTCAAAAGGCTATAGGTAATCTTCAGCCTGGAGAGGAGAAAACTTCTCCAAAATATGTTCACGTTTATCTGGATCAAAACGAACCTCATTTTATACCAGACCCTTTAACTAAGAAAATGATTAACAACAACGAAAAACAAAAAATAACTATACCTATAAATTTCTTAGCGTATAATTAATTTTTTCGTTGGGTATGGGTCTTCTCCTCATTTTTGGTTTTTGTTCTCTTTCCGCACTCGGTGAATGGTAGTATCCTCTGCTGCCATTCCCTTTTTTTTATATGAAGAAAGTAACCGATAAGTCTAGAGAAAAAAGAAAAAATGAAAGGAAAGATTTTCCTGATTTTTACAGAAAACATATTGAAATTATAAAGAAGAATAAATTATGTTGTAACGAATGTGGTGTTAATTTGTTAGGTGATGTTAGTGAAGTTGCCCATATTTTAAACAAAAGTACTTACAAAAGTGTTAGTACAGAAGATATAAATGTATTATATTTGTGTGGTTGGAAGCAAAATAACTGCCACGACAGGTTTGATAGCGGTAAGCAAAGTGAGATGAAAATTTTTCAATTGGTTAAAGAAAGATTTAGTCTTATAAAAGATCTTGTAAAAGAAAAAATAAATTATAAAATCTGGGATAAATATGGGTGATACAAGCGAAATCTTAAAAAAGATAAATAAGGACAGAGCCGAGGAAGACAAGTTAAAAATAGCAAAAGATCTTCCAGAGGAGTACTTTATAAGAAAAGTAATATCAACAGGAAGTCCTTATTTAGATTATAGAATAAATAGAGAAATAGGCAAAGGCGGGTTAGTGAAAGGGTCTTTCAATCTGCTAATAGGTGGTGAAGGCTCAGGTAAGACAAGTATAGCTCTACTTGCAGCTGCAAATGAACAGAGAAGTACTGGAAAGTATGTTGTGTTTTACGACGGTGAAGCTTCCCTAAATGAATCGTACTTAGATAGATTTGGAGTAGATAAGACTAAGCTTATTTACATTAAGGGAAGAAACCTTGAGGAAATGTTAGATACCGTTGAGATGTTTTCAACAGCTGATGACGTTGGAATGATTATTATAGATTCAATTCCAATTTTTGTATCTTCAGTAGTTGAAGATAAAAGTGCTGAAGATAACACAATGGGTGTAGAAGCTAAAAAATTTACAGCCAGAATGGCTATTATAGAGGGAAATTGTAGTAGGAGGGATATATGCCTAACCGCTCTGACTTTTTACACATTAAACCCTGGAAGTATGGGTGATCCAAGGGTATTAAAAAGAGGAGAGTGGCAGAAGTATATGTCAAATCTTACTCTTGAGTTTACTAAAAAGGATCTTATAAAAGATGGAAATGGAGATCCTATAGGGCACGTAATGGACGTTAGGACAAAGAAGTCGAAACTCCAGGAGTACGACGCGAAGGATGTGTTTCAGTTAAATTTTTACTACAAGTACGGATTTAATAAGTATGATGAATACACCTCTATATTTATAGAGGAAGGTTTAGTAAAACAGTCGGGAGCTTGGTTTTCTTTTGCAGATATAAATGGCGAAGAAGTAAAACTAAACGGAAAGTCAAAGGTAATATCCTATTTTAAAGAAAACGAGGTTGATTTCCAAAATCTTCTAAATTCTATGTAATGAGAGATTTAGAAGAAATCTTCGACGATTACCAAAACTTAAGACAAAACTTTAGAGACTTCACGAAAAAGAGTGATGGGAATAAAGAGGTTTTAATAGAATTCCAGGGAAGGTTTAATGATATAAAAGCAGACCTAACACGTTGGAAATCAAAATATTTAAACGAGTATACAAAAAGAGATGACAAGTACTTAACGGCACTTAAATCCAGGATAATACTTCTTATTAGTAAGGGAGAGTTTGTTGACACAAACGGTGAGAAATACGATAAAATGTCACCATCTTCTGCAGAAAAGATAGCTGGCGGTACAAATATGTATATGTCTCTAATAGAAAGTAGGCCTGAGTACAAGGAGTATTTTGTAAATTTATCTGACATAAGAGAAGATGTAACATCTTTCATAAACGAAATAAAAGACAGGTTAAAAAACTAACAATGAAACTACACATATACAGGTCAAGATATAAACAGGACTACTACAGCTACGAGCAGGAGGACCCAATCAAATTATGCCTCGATCAAGGCTGTGTAGTCACTGTTAGTAGAAAACCATTCTGTCAAAAGGAGGGAGAGTTGGATGTTAAATTTAAAGCTCCTGTAAAAGAGCAAGTTTGTTGTAGTAACTGTTAGTATGACTCCTGTATTTGTAAAAGATATATACGGTGACTTCTGGGCACAGAATCAGCAGTTAGCAATAGTAAGCCCATTTTCTGATTTTAAGAAAAATAAGATATCATCAAAAATAATGATAGCTATATTTCTTATATATGACTCCAAGAGTTATCTAAAAAAGATGGGAATGTCTACTCAAGAAATTATAGATGACGTAAATAAAAATTATCTTGAGGACGAAAAATTTGACTGGGAAAAGTATGCGGACATAGTTGAGGCCTACAAGGACAAGTGTAGATCAAGACTTCATAAGAAGGTTGAAAATATGCTTGATGAGATTGAACAAATTGAAGAGGCAAGAAAAAATTTAGTCTGGGACGACCCAACTGAGGCAAAGTTAAAAACAGAGTTATTTGACGCTTCTAAAAAATTATATAACGAGGCAATTGACCTGCAGAAAAAACTAAATGAAGAGGTAGCAGAACTTGAGCTAGAAGGTGATTATGTACCATCAATGATTGAAGATTTTAGTTTGTGAGTAAGGTAGAAAGATATATACAAATAGGCGATGATTTTGCAGTTGATCTCTTTCCATATAAGATAAAAAATGTAAATAATTTTTATTTTAGAGAGCATCCTGACAAATTAAATCCAAGAACATTCAGGTACAAGAAGTACTGGGATGACTTCTTAAAGAAGTGTCTAGAAGGCGTTTGGATTGATGACGATGGCACCTGGGTATATCTTATGCCAAAGTTATTTTTTTATTTAAACTACGTTGTTATCTCAGATGAAAATAGAGATAAAATAAACCCAAGGCTGAGGGATAACGAGTGGATAATGTTCACTTATTTCTTGTGTGCAGAGGGTTTTTCTGGTTTTGATGGGGATGACAAATATACCTGCAATAAGTATGTAGGTAAAATAGAAGCTGGGGATAAACTTCAAACATTTGAGCAGTTAGAGCTTGAAAATGATACTACTGTTTTAACAGAAACTGGTGAGTATAAAAAGTATGTGGACCCTTGGGAATACCTTACGGAGACATACCTAATAACAGACAATAGAGACAGGCCACTTGGTCAGGCTTTATACAACAATGGCTATTATAATGTTATGCTGCTTTGTGCTAGGGGTCTAGGCAAGTCTTTTACAACCTTTATGGGCGACTTCCTTCACGAGTGGCTTTTTGGTAATGTTAGGAAGTATGAGGACAGATTTAAGATAAATAATGATGCTCTTTTTGGTATAACATCTCCATCAAGTAAGGCATTAACAAGGTCAATTGCGAACTTATCCAGAGCCTATGTCCAGATGCCTGGGCAGTTTGAATTTCCTACAAAGAAAAAAGATAAAACTGTTAAGTACTGGGGACCGTTCTACAAAAATATAAGAGGTACTTGGACAGTTAGTCAGTCTGGTACGAACGTTCAGCATATTGTTAAGTCAAAACAGGGTAAAGAACTTATAAACGGATCTCAGGTTAACATAACTCTGATGAAACCCACGGAATATAAGATATTTGCCGGAGACCGTTTTAGAAGGGCCTATATAGAAGAGGTTGGTTTTGCTAATAACTTAAAGCAGATATATGCCGCAACAAAAGACGCGATAACAGTAGGTAAGACACAGGTTGGACAGCTTTTTATGCTTGGAACAGGTGGTGACCTAAAAGCAATTCAGGAGCCTAAGGAGATGTTTGAAAATCCTGAGGCTTTTAATATTTTCCCTATACCTAATTACTGGTTAAGATCAGAGGGTAAAAAGTGTGGTTTATTTATAGGAGCCTACTACAAGGCCGAAGAATTTAAAACACAGGGAAATACAAATATAAATGAAGCTCTTTTCGATGTAGTAAAAATAAGAGAGAATGACCGTGCTATAAAGGACTCCGTTACTTTTAGTATGGATATAATGTGGAACCCAATATACCCAAAGGAGTTACTAAGGCCGTCCCACAGATCAGTTATACCTGTTCAGGAACTCGCTGAGCACAGGGATTATCTCATAAACTACGACATATGGAAGAAGTTTGCGATGATAGGTTCTTTTGTTTATACGTCAACAGACCGAGGAGTAGACTTTAAAATAGATCTAGAAAAAACACTTACACCAATAACAGAGTGGGGAAGGGATAAAGATTTATTGGATACAACAGGAGCCTGGATACTTTACGAAGAACCTCCATCTTTTATACCAGATGGTATGTATTACATACTGTATGACCCGTACACACAGTCCGGTGGAGGTACCTCATTACAATCAATTCTTGTGTATAAACATAAGTTTAAAGGAAATAATGACAGTTCTCTTCAGGACACAATAGTTGGGTCATATATAGGAAGATTAACTGATCTAGATAGATCTTATGAAGAAGTTATAAAAGTTGCAAAGTATTTTAATGCGACTATATTTCCTGAAATGAATGCTCCAGGTTTTGGGGAATACATACTCAGGAAAAATCTGCAGAAGTATATGCAGAGAACCCCTATAAATCTTCTAAAATCTATAAAGGGAAGTACTTGGAAATCACACACATCCAGTGCTTATAGTTTCGGAATAAGAACAAACGAGGCTATGAACATATGGAGTGTAAACAAATTAGCAAATTGGTTGATGGAGGTTGAGAGGTATGATGACGACGGCATTCCTATGAAAAGAAATTACCAAAAGATAAAAGATCTTCGTCTTTTGTCTGAGTTAATTAATTTTGATTTTGAAAACAAGCAGGACTTTGACTCAGTGTCTGCCTTAATGCTGCTGCCGTTTATCTTATCAGACTTAGAGGATCACGTTGTTGAGATACCTTTAGAGGAAGACGATGATCCATATTTTAGATATGCAAAAAAACCTACCATAATCAGAGATATGGTTGCCCCCATAAATCAATACTAAACTACTAAAAATGCAGTTATACGACGGTAAAATAAAGGTTACAGCCTCTAGGTACGAGAAGGAGAAAAATAACTTCGAGAGACAGATAGCCATTATGGACTATTATGACACCTTTTATGGTGACTACAGAGATAATGACAAACTAAAAAAGTTCAAGATAAATTATGATCTTGCAAACGGAAGATTAGACACAAAACTTTATAATGTAGAGAATGAATACAGAATAGGTCAGGAGGCTATCACAATAAATAGGGGAGAGATACCTCACATACCCATAACAGCTCAAGTTGTAAAAACTTTAGTTGGTGAACAACTTATGCGTCCCTGGAAAATATCTGTTGAGGATGAGTCCCCACTTAGAGAGACAATAGAAAACGAGCAGTATAAAAAGCTTTTCAAACAATATATCCAGGAGAATATAATTGCTCCTATAGAGCAGGAGGCAATGCAGAAGATACAACAGCAGATGCAGAGCCAGGATATGAGTTTGCTTAGTCCAGAGGAGTTAGCTCAGGTACAAGAAACTATAAAATCACAGGTAGATACAGAGATATCCTTCAACACACCAAAGGAGATTCTGGAGTATATGGAGAATGACTACCAGAATCCAATAGCAAGACAGGCTCAGGAGATAATAAATCACCTGGATAAAAAACTAAGACTAAAAGAAATAGAGGTAGAAGGATTTATGCATATGCTGCCTACCGCCGAGGAATACTTTTATGTAAATATAGGAGAAAGGGGTCTTATCTTTGAGATGGTACCCCCTGATTCAATTGTGTACGGAGGTCCTGAAGAAGAGGAGTGGGTACAGAATATGGACTGGGTAAAAAGAGAGAGGTGGACAACACTTACTGATATCAGACATAAATACTCAGAGATTCTAAGGCCAGAGCACATAAAAGAACTGGATAGATACTACGAACCAAAGTTTGGATCAAAGCACTACGATGACTCTAAAAATCCAAGGACTAAGAGATATATGTTTGAGCTATCCAGAGATCCAGAAGGCATTAGAGATAAGTTTGGCGACCAGGACCCAAAACTAAAAAAGAACTTTGGAAACATAGCAGCTGCTTACGACTATGTAACAAAAAATTGGGGAGACGACGTAAATTTAGCTGAGTTTGCAATAAGAGAAACTCACTTCGTATGGAGAGATGACAGGGTTATGTACAGAGTGTACCGTCTGGAGGAAGGAAAGATAAAAAGGTACTACTTTGATGAGCACTATGTCCAAACAGAAGAAGATCTTGAAGTAAAAAAGATTCACGCTCCAGAGATATGGGAAGGTACAAAAATAGGTACAGAAGATCCTATATATCTAAATATACGACCGGTACAGGCCCAGTATAAGTCATCAGACAATCCTTTTGAGGTTGAGCTTCCGTACATAGGTAAGAAATTTAATACTTTCAGAGGAAGGTCAAAAAATTTGTCTATAGTTGATCTTATGAAGCAGTTTCAGAGGGACTATGACACAGAGATGGCTGCGCTTAGGAAAGATCTTGCGTCTAATGTAGGAAAGGTCTTTGTTATGCTTATGAACTCTAAGCCACAAAATATGACCTGGTCTGATATGTTAAACATAGCAAAAGACCATAATCTACTCCTTATCGACCCAGTACAAAAGGGTATGAATGGGGTTGACCCTCAGTTTATGAGGGAGGTTAATATGTCCAAGATGGCTGATATCGCAGAAAGGATAAATCTTCTTAGAGAGATAATGAATAACCTATATTCTGTTGCAGGATTTAATCAGCACAGAACAGGACAGGGTGGACAGTATGCAAATGCTATGAATATACAGACTCAACAGCAGTCTTCGTATAATCAGACAGAGCCTATGTTTGAGACGCATAGAGCCATTGTAGAGAGAGCCTGCGAGAGACTTATGAACTTAGCTAGGATCTACTACAAAGATAAGCCAGACGAGCTAAAAAACATACTCAGCCCCTCCTCCCTACAGGAGTTAGAGTTTGGGTACCCTTTCTGGTACTCGTATTTTAACATAAAGCTAGAAAACTCAGGAAAAGTAGCAAGACAGGTAGAGATGTTAAAGCAGTATATGCAAGCATTTATTCAAAACGGAATGGAGCCAAAGGATGTCATTTACCTTGCACTTGCTGAGAGTAAGAATGATCTTCTTGATATTCTATCTAAGATAGAGCAGAGACAAAAAGAAGCAGCAGAACAGGCTCAGCAGCAGCAGATGGAGCAGATGCAACAGATGCAGCAGATGCAGCAGCAACAAATGCAACAGGATATGGAGTTCAAGATTATGATGCAGGAGAAAGAACTTCAGTCCAAGAAAGAGAGATCAGAGATAGACGCCCAGAAGTTCAGATTAGCCTCAGACGTTGACTCCAATGGAAGGGCTGATCTACTTGAAGGTAAGATACTTGAGTTAGCACAGAGGGCAAAGGAGCACGAGGATAAGATGGAGATCGAGAGAGAGAAAGTAAGTAAAATCTCAGTCAGGCCGACTAATCAATAAAAAGTACGAATTGCTCGATTAAGGAAAATAAAATGTTAAATTTTTACATATTCTATTAATATCAGTATTATATTTGTGTCAATTATGCAAGAAAATAAAGAAAATCAAGAAAAGGAACCAACGTTTGAGTTTAAAACTGTAGGTTCTAACCAATGGGGGGTAGATTTTGTTGAAGAGGGTAGATCGAGTTCTTCAACTATTGTTCCTGATACTTCCTTTCAAGAAGTAAACATTATTAATGAAAGGCAAGCTGCCGTCCCTCCAACGGATGATTACTCCTCTGATGAAGAGTATGAAGACGAGTACGATGACTATGACGATGACGATGACGATGAAAAAGTTGTAGATAACTTTGCCTATTATACCGCCAAGAAGTTAAAGGATGAAGGCATACTTCCTGTAGATGAAATAGATGAGACTGTTACTTTTGACGACATCTATAACGCTTACCGGTATACTGCAGAGGAGAGAGTTAAAAATGAAGTCCTATCTGAGGTTCAAAGATCTCTTGAAGCTGCCGGGGTAAAAGATGATAACTTAGTTCTACTCCAGGCAATAGAAAATGGAGTCCCTGTGGATGAGTTAAATGTAGTAAGTAGGTTACAAAAATACTCAAGTGTAGATCCAAACGATATCGATGATGACTCTAAACTGTCAATTATTAAGGAGATGTATTCCTTGAGAGATATGACAGAAAAAGAGATCGATAGAAATATAAATGCAATACAGGTAAGTGACGAATTAGACGATGAGTTTAAAACTGCACAAGATTTCTTTAGAGGGGCTGTAGATTTATTTAATAAAGAACAGGCCGAAATATCTAGACAAAGACTTGAGGAAGAGCGGGCTTACCAACAAAGAAATTTAGAAGTTTTAGGTAGGGCCATAAAGTTTGGAGAAATAGCCGGTGAGAGAATAACCTCTGAACAATCTAGAGAAATTGAAAGAGATATCTTTGAAAGAAAATCTTTTGCAACACAGGACGGGAGACAATTTATGCTATCCCCATTTGAGGAATACATATGGAGACTAAATAACGATTTCGAGTTCCAGTTATTAAACTTTAAGAACTTTAAGTACAGGGGCAAGGAGGTAGAGATAATGAAGCAGAGAGCAATGGAGGAGGCCGACAAGGACTACTGGTCAGCATTTAAAAAAGCACAGAGTAAGTCAGTGCAAAAGGGATCAGTAAAGCGCGATCATAATAAAGGAAAAGATTTTTACATAAACGAAACGGGTGGAAGAACCTATGAATTTTAAATAAAAAAATTACAAAAATTAGAAAAAAATGAGCGGAATTAGATTAAAACCAACTCCTTCCAAATATATAATTGAGGAGCAATACGCTAATGACGACAAACTGTTCTCAGGTCACTTTAGGTATGAAAACCTTTTGCAATCAAAAGGTGGTACTGTTCACGACTACACAGATTTGACTGAATTAGCCAGAGGTTTCTATTCAAGAACTTCTGAAACACTTTCTGAAAACACAGCACCCTGGCTACAGTGGATCAAGGGTACAGGTGGTATGAAAGATGTGACTACACAGAAAGTAAGATGGCGTCACTACGGAAAACCAAAGCGTAAGTTTATTGCTATTGGTAATCCAAATATGGCCGAGTATATCGGAGCAGGTGGTGCAACATTTAAGGTACTTTTTGACGTGGATCACTTCCAGCCGTCTGACGAACTTGCGCCTGTAGAAAACGGTCGTGTAAAGATTGTAATTGAGTCTTATGCAAGAAAAGTATCTGGTGGATACCAGTACGACGCTGTTCTTGTAAATCCAGAGTCATATCTCCCAAGTGAGTACTTGCAAGGTAAGTTCTGGACAAGATCTGGCCAGTCTTCTGCCTACCTTTCGCCTATTACAGGTAGAGCAGGTAGCTTCTCTTTCGCATCAGGATTTGCCTTCATTGAGTTTGAAGTTCCTCTTCACACAATGACTAAGGAGTACTCTGTAGATATGGAGACACACCTTAAGGAAGGATCTTTGAAAGTTGCTTGTAAGTATGATGACAACGTAATCGAGGAGAAAATCACAAACCGACTTGAAATCGAGTTTGACGCTGCATTTGAGAAAGAAATGGAGCACATCTTGATTCACGGCGAAATGACAAACAACAGGGTTGACCCTGTAAATAGAAAGCCTATTACAACTTCTCCAGGTCTTTATGCTTACTTGGAAGAATCTAATATTATCAAGTACAATCCTTTTGTGAACTCAATTGATATGATCCTAGATCTTATCTCTGTTTACTGGTACGACCGAGTTCCAACAACTAAGAGAAACTTGGTGTTGATGACAGGTGAGGCTGGTTTGAAGTTGTGGCACAACTGGTTGGTAGAGAAATTTGGTTCAATGCCAATTGAAATTGAGCATAACTTCGTTCTTGATAATGCAGCTGCTCACGATATGTCTAAGAGAGGATTTGCTCTTGGTGGATTCCAGTTCACTAAGTACCACATTCAGCCTTTTGGTTCTGTATCAGTAGGTCACTGGCCAATGCTTGATGACACATTGTTTGATGCTAAGACAATGCCTGGAAGTATCTATACAGTTCGTTCTCACGAGTTCATCGCTATGGACTGGGGAATGGGCGAGCCAAACGTAACTCTATTAAAGAATACTCAGAGAGATAGAGATTTGATCGTACCTGGTTACTGGTCTCCTTGGGGTGCAGTTGGTTTAAAGAACCCTTACTTCAAGACTGTTGGTCAACCTGAATTAGAAGATACTTATTTAGTTCGTAAGAGTAGAACTTTCGGTCTTGCGGTTATGGATGTATCTAGAATCTTAT